AAAAATAAGGAGAAAAAGGAAAAAGCTTCTGAAAAGAAAAGGGATAAATCTCCTGAAAAGAAAAGGGATAAATCCCCTGAGAAGAAGCAACCTAAAAGGGATAAATCCCCTAGTCGTAAACATGAAGGTGTTCGTGGCCGATCAGGTTCTCCTTCTCGTGTAGAAACCGATATGGAGGCTAGGCAAAAGAAAACTGCTGCCTTTGAGGCTTGGCGACAAAAGAAAATTGATGCTGGTGAATGGGTGGATGATCCTGCTAAAGCGAAAAAGAAGATTCCATGTAAAAATGGTTCTACTTGTAAAACTGATAAATGCCCTTATGGGCACCAATTTCATGAAGGAAAACAGGTTAATAAGTTGATAGTGCAAAAGATTGCTAAACCTGCTGTTGTTCCTATTTTTGAAGCTCCACAAATGACTAAAAGGAGCGAAGGGAAACGAATGTATAATGCCACCCTTGTTAAACTAAAGGCAACAAAACCAAATCCAATTGACTCGAAAAGTCCATTGGTTAAAGTTAAAACAGTGTTAATCGCACCCTATTGGGATGTTGATTCCCTAGGTGATGGCTTTATTAATTATCAGGTTGGTAATGGGGTTGGATCCCGTTTTGTAGATGCCCCTTGTAAGTGGGAGAAAATTGATAATTTTGCGTATATGACGGTAAATGAACAAAGTACCCCGAATATTAGTGGGTCGGATTATACGTCTTTGGAATTTGGACTTCCTAGTTCAAAATTTTCTGGTCATTTAGTTTCTATCAGGAATGGTGGGGACATGTGCGCTATAGGTTCGTCACCTATGACCTTAAATCGACGCAATAATGTGGATGAGATATCCCACACTATTGAAACTACTAAAGGTGATTGTGGTAGTGCTATTGTTATGTCAGGAAAGTGTGTTGGAGTTCATTACTTAGGTAGTGATTCCTCGCCAAATAAGGCATTAGCTTTCACAAATGATTTATTTGAAAAAGTGATGGGGGAAGAATGGGCTTAAGAGTGCTGAGCGACATTCCGAAGCCTTCGATGGACTATCGTTCACCGTTGCCACGACATGGCGACGCCAATGTTAAATATAAGACAATGCATGTTCAGAACTTGGCGGAGGACTCGAAATCTTCACACTTGACATCGGAATTTTTTAAAACTTTCGGGAGGAAAAAGGAAGTTACCGATGGTCGAAAACTTTATGATGGCGTAAATCCTAACAAGAAAAATGTTTGGTTGTCATTGAATAAAATGTTTGATAAACCTTCTTTAACTTATGATAAAAAGTTATTGGAGGGTAGAGTTTTCGATATTGTGAAAAGGGTTTTAGGCCCTCACTTACGTGTTCAAACGAACCCTTTCCCGGAACTGGTTGAAACATCGGTTCCTGGAGCGTGGTGGAAATATTTTGGTTTCAGAACAAAGGAAGAGGTTATGAAATGCCCCCAGTTCTATGATTCTTGGATGGAATGCCGTAATGGTGTTCGTGATTATCCCCCTTATGCTACTGCTGGCAAGAGGGAACTGCTTAAAAAGGTTGAGATTCTCGAAAACAAAATACGTACTTTTTTGATGGCTTCACCGGAATTGCTAATGGATGAAAAGTTTCTTTATGGAAATCAAGATGAAAATTTGAAACAATTCCAACCCGGATGGATAAGATACGGGTTAAATATGCATAATGGTGGGTTTGATAAATTAGTGAAGGACACTATTTCCGATTTTTTTACTGAGTGGGACGTGTCCGGATGGGATAGAAAATTAGCCATCCTACACTTGGTAATGAAATTAAGGAATGCCTGTTTGCGTGAAGCAGTGGGCGAAGAGCTTTGGGAATTAATAGGCCCCATTGCTGAGCGAGTTAGTAGAGCTATTGTTAATCATACAGTGCTGTTGCCTGATGGATCAGTTGCCCAATGGGACTGGTCACAAATGTCTGGTGATGGCTTAACTACTAGTAATAATTGTATAGCACATGTTTTTATCATGGTATACATGCTCGCAAAGGCAAATCCATTTGCCACTGATGAAGAAATAATGGATCAACTAGTCAACATTTATGGAGATGACACATTTAATGGATTAAGTGAGTTGTTTTCAAGAATTAAGAGTGAAGAATTTGTTAACTCAATTTATAAGTCCTTTGGAATGGCTGTTAAGGCCGGGTCTTTTAAATGCCAAACAAACCCTGAAGGAATGACTTTTCTTGGGGCTACAGTAAGAAGTTTTAAAATTGGCGAGAGATTGTTTTTTGCTCCCTCTTATAATAAGGAGAGAGTGTTGGCTGGTTTAAGTATGAGTATCGAACCCTTAGATGGGGATGAAGAATTGAACAAGGCTTTTGCTTTGTTGGAATTAGGATGGTTTGACTGTTATGATATTATTAAATCTTATATTGAACACCTATTCCGCGTTACACCAGTGACCCAGACGAAAAAGAGCTTTTTAAGACGTGGTATACCAAGCCGCGTTGAGATTAGAAATAAGTGGGCGGGTGTATATGGAGTGGATTGAACGTTAGTGCGTTTTTTTT